ACGGCAACCTAGTGGTTGAAATAACATGAACAAAGATGAAATTATCAAGCTGGCAAAAGAGTCTAGGTTTTTTGTCAAAGACAATGAAGCCTATAGCCCATCAAATCAAGAAGACCATGAGTTAACCGAACATCTAGAACGCTTTGCCAAACTGGTAGAAGACGGCATTTATGCCAAACAACTAGAACTACCAAAACCAAGGTTAACGGGTAAGTTTTCAATCACTATGGGAAAGTTTAAATGTACGGGTTGCACTGGCCTTTGGGACAGTAGCGAAGATGCCAAACACCACTCATGCAGGGATTACCAATGACAAGGGAAGAACTACTAGATCAGATCGCAATCGAGGTTTTAAAGAATCTACCCCATAACTTTGCCCGTGATGCTTACAACATCGCAGAGGGTGTTTTAGAACGCAGGGACGCAATAATTCACAAATGGGCTTTAACTGAGGCTATTGTTTTTGATGGATTAGAGAAACTTAATTTGACTGTACGAACTGAGCGTTGTTTAAAGGCAGATGAGGTTTATACATTAACTCAATTATTAAACTGTACAAAAGACAGATTATTAAAAACACCCAATATGGGCAGAAAAAGCGTTAATGAGGTAATCGAGAAACTAGCGGAGCATGGTTATAAATTAAAAGGCGAATTATGAACGAACCCACAAAAGCAATTCAATACTTGATTGACACTGCGCCACTGTATGCCAAAGCCAAAGCCGACCGCATGTATCTTGAGGAATACAGGAAAAGCAGAAAAGCCCAGTTAATGAGTCAGGCGGGTACTGAAGTACTTGGAAAACAAGAGGTTTACGCCTATGCACACGAAGATTATGGGGTGATCTTGAGGGGCATCAGGGAAGCCGTGGAAATTGAAGAGAAATACCGCTGGCTAATGACCGCAGCCCAAGCACGGATTTCCGTATGGCAAACTGAGCAATACAATGCAAGATTAGAGGCAAAAGCTGTTCAATAGGCTTGATGTATAGTAAAATTTAGATACTGACTACCTTTAGCGGGGGAAAAGGCGACACGTTACCGCCCTGTCAGTATCTTCCTGTAACGATTTCACCAATAACGGGGTGCAAAATGGCAAAAACTCACGGACAAAGCGGAAACGCTAAAAAACGAACACCAGCATACAAAGCATGGGTAAGAATGAGAGATCGTTGCTATAACACAAAGTCATGGAGATATAAATACTATGGCGGCAAGGGTGTAAAAATATCTGACGACTGGCAATCATTCGAGAATTTTTTTAGAGATATGGGTCAGCCAGCCGAGGGCATGAGTTTAGACAGAATTAACCCACATGGAAATTATGAGTTTTCAAATTGCCGATGGGCGACATTGCAACAACAAGCTGCAAACAAGACAAACACATTATTTTTAAACATAAACGGGGAAAAAATACCAATGATGGAAGCATCTAGGAAATACGAGATTAAATTTCAAACTTTATGGGCAAGATTAAAAATCTATAAATGGACAGATAGTCAAGCCGTAGGATTAGACCCCAAACCAAACAGAAACCGACTAAAGGCCACCCAGTGAACAACAAACTGAACGCAAAAGAGAGGCTACACCTAGCAAGGGTGAAAAGCCTTCCATGTTCAGTCTGCGAAGCACCACCACCATCAGAAGCCCACCATTACAAACAAGGGCTTCAGTACACTTGCATAGCCTTATGCGTTGATTGTCACCGTAACCCAGTGCTAGGCTGGCATGGTCAGAAACGCGCATGGGCTATCAATAAAATGCTGGAAATTGACGCGCTGAACGAGACGGTTCGCAGATTGTGCGAGGATATGCCGATTAAACGCGATACAAGCCCCTTTTAAGCCGTTTTCTAGCGTTAGGCAATGAAACCCTAGTACAAAGCAAAAAAGCCCCTGAAGGCTTAAATTGTAGGCAAAGAAAAACCCGCACAATGGCGGGTTAGGGTTTATCGTTTTGTAAGTATTCGCAAAATTAGGGCTATCGTCGCGTATATCATTCAAGCCCCACAAATTCTAAAGCTTCAAATTTGCAAGCTTCAACTTGATCAGCCGTTAGGCCATGGGCTATTTTTTCCGCTAATTCGCTTGCCTGGTCGGCTTTTTTATCATTGGGAGCGGTAAGCGCCAATATTAAATAACCCGCGCCATTTTTTGGCCATGGGCAGGGTATGCAATCAACGGTACATCCTTAGACCAGCAAGCGCGGCAGCCGTTACAGTTACCGCCGTGCGCGTAAGCTTCGCATAATTGGACACCCTCACGCGCCAGAAATGTTGCAACATCAGGCCCAATAACCGAACCGTGCAAACCCTCGATATATTCACCCTGAATAGAATCACTGGAAAACCTGACTTTTACATTGGGCAAAGCTTCCATTTGCGCGAATACATGGGCAAATTTTGGGAATTTGTGCATTCTGGTGGGCAGCCAGTGATTGCACCATGGGGTTCGGATCATCACTTCTAGGATTTTTTCCGCTAATCCAAGGGTATAAACGTCTCCAGAATCGAACCAGCGGAAGTATCGATCTTGATCCAGTTCGGCCACCATATCGGCCACCCAGTCTAGACGCTGCCAATCTTCCCGATTCGATAATCGAGGGGCTTTTACATTGGGATAATTGTAATTACCGGTAGTCGCGTAACATCCCTTGCAGGCATCGACAAGCTCACCAGGCGCGGCCCAAGATCCAGGACAAGTGTCAAGGGCTTGCAAGCTCCATGAGCGAGCATTTAATTTTGAAGTATTTGATATTTTGATCATTATTGACGCCTATTTACAGTTAAAAAATACAATTCTAGGGGCATAAAACCCCTAGTAAATTAGTGAAAACCCTTAAGCTGCTTCAGTTTCAGCGCTTAGTTCTTTGCTTTCATTTAAAGCTTCAACGTATAAAGCGCACAATTGTGAAATTTCACCTATATCAGCGTGTACGTTTTCGCTATAGCCATTGCAGCATTCAGCCCAAACCCCGTCAGCATCATCATGCATAAGGGTAATGGTTTGGTGCAATTTCCAGCGCTTATTCACCCCAGCAAGTGAATGCAAAGCTTTTTTATAGTCTTTTAACGCGGGTTTGGTTTTAAGGTTTTCATTTTGACGGTTTACCGCTTTTTCGTAAGCAAATACCGGATCTATACCGTCTTTTACTTTTGCGTGTAATTTCCAGCCAAAACCAATATTTTTTAGAATTTTACCGTCGCTAAAATAAGCTTTTACGCTAGTCAGCGCGGTAATTCGACCAATTTCTTGACCGTGTACTGATAATTTTGCCATTGTGAACACCCATTAAAAAGAAAATTATTTAACCAAAACGTCGAAATAAGACAGTAGGCCAATGCAAAGCATAAGACCGATTGCAATGGCCGTGAGATAGTCTAAAAAAGTGTTTTTCATTATGCGACCTTGATTGTGAAACTATCGGCGGTTAAGGTCTTATCCATAAAATAACCCTTACGGACGTATTCAGGGGCTTTACGGTCAATCCAATGTTGCGCGATATCGAGCGTGTCGCAAATAGCGTGAACGGCTAACCGGTTTTTCTTTTCAATAACTAAAAATCTCATGTTATACCCCTGCTTTATATTGTGA